AGGACCCACACACCGACTCATCGTTTCCTGTCTTATGCGCTGCCGTGACAGGCTTCTCGAGTGTAGAGAAGAATGCCACTTGCACCATGTCACCTGTCTTTATGTTCCTACTCTTTGTTTTTTCGCAGGAGATTACCGCCATGATTGACTTGCCATCAATCGTTGACGGTCCCTGCCATGCTTTAATTGTCATTTGTCTACTTGTCCTTTGTTTGTTTGTCTAAATCATTCCAGCCATAACCAGGGCACTGGTTACTTTGTTTTCACCACAAAGTGGACACCAGTTGTCTACTGCGTCTGGTTCATGGGTCCCGGACACTTCACCACATGCACCACATAAGCCCTCGGAGATTCCGTCAATGGCAAAACTCATTAGTTCTACGTAGGTCCAACTGTGAATATAGGTTTCAGTGCCGTTAGAAGTGCCTACCGACAAATACTTATTTTTTCCCCATTTTTCCATTGGTTACTCCCCTAGATATACATAGGGCAGTCGGAATCGGCATCCCTCGCTTTTTTGTTTTTGGTATCCATCCCGGAAAAGGCACATCATGTACTCACCTATTTGAAGTGACAGCCACGTTTGAAACCCAATGCTATCGCCACCCAAGTGGAAACGATACGGCTCATTAGATTGCCAAAAATCCTCGGCTGTGAACTTTGCGTACTGGTCGTACATTGTTGTAGTTTTCCAATCGTAAAGCGTGCAAACAGTGTTGCCACTCATATTGCGGAACCTGTACTCACCTGACACCTTGTAGTCATCACCATGATTCGGTAGACCGAACAAGCGGACCAGCAATGCAGGTGGCACCGTGACGTAACCGGAAAACGATGTACCGTCAGTAGGTGCACAGGTGTCTAACTCAAAATTGAACATTTGAAACTTCAACATTTTTTACTCCAATTTTTTGAAAGGCTCATTCCCTTCTCAGTGACCCTGATAGAATCAGAGCCACCAAAACTCAGAACAGTACAACACCACCAATCAAGGCGGTTAATACGCCAGCACTCCACAATAGAAAAACAACCGTTGACGCTGTCAAAATCATGCTACCCTCCGAATCTCACCGCTTTTTTTGCGGATATGGGTTCCAGTGGGTTGCGGTCTTTTATAACTGCTAGGATGCTCCGGCAACGCATCGAGGTAATTCTTACGAACTGCCAGAGGCATTCGGTTGATACGTTTTTTTCCTTGTCTACTCGTTTCCGCATAGTGTCTATGTATACTCATGTCTTCCCTTTTTTCAGTGCTGCATAATTGCAATCACTGAGAAAGGAATGAACACCAAAACTCAGCTTGCCAACTCAATGTTGGCACCTTCCTATCCGGATATATCCGAAATGCTATCCCTCGCGTTATGCCCTTTCCAGAGCTTAGATAGCTGACTGCATTCGTTTAAGAATCAGTCAAGGTTGTGCTGGATTGAGTTGCTTTCCATTTTGGCATGCTAACTACGCTCAATCCATCGGCCCGAAGCCGCTTTGTCCTTACCTTGCAGGTTCCGTTACTCTCGTAGACATTCCTCACCAAAGGAATCGCCGCCACCACTAGGCGCAGAGCAACCATGTACCGGGGAACGCAAATTTAGTTCCAGTGTCCGAACGGCCCGAAGGCTTCACGTTCCCCGCTGTGGTGCCAAGTAAGAATGCAGACGGTGTGCCAACTTATCAAAACGGTGTGCTGCTATACAATTGGGCTATTTGCTATTTTGCTATGTGGAGTAACTGTACTCCATGTTCAGTGACTAATCACAGTGCTAAACAGGTGACCTGGCTGCAATGAAGGCTATGTGGAGTAACTATGCTCCATGTGGAGTAACTATACTCCATGTATAGTATTAGTGCGCCAGGTCTGCAGTTATCTGCACTTGCGGAAACGCTGCACTGGTATGGAATTGGCGCGTTTTTCTGCACTATCGCAGTTGTTTCCTATCTAGGGAAAAACGGTGCATATATACATAAGACACTCATATGTGTGTGTTTAGGTGCAGAGAGTGCAGAACGATATACGCAAGGCTTTTTTATGTGCAGAGCAAGTGCAGACAATGTGCAGATAAGTGCGGATAACTTGGAAACTATCTATGTATATGTTGCCATATGTGGCAAGTATTTGGTGTGTATGTTGCCATATGTTGTCAGTCATCAAAACATATGTTGCCATATATGGCAGGTTGAAAATGTATGGCACAATATATGGTCAATGTATGGCAATTATATGTTGCCATATATGGTCACTGTTGCCATATGTGGTGCCATATATGGTCACTTTCGAAGCCCCGGGGTACCTTAGATTGAACAGAGATTTTACTATATATTGATGTAAGACATTGATTCTGGATTTTTGCGAATTTGGCTTTTGGTCGCAGTGTGGGGTTTGGTTATCGTATTCCAGAGCTTCTGTCGAAGGAGGATGTCCTGCATCCGACGCCGACTTTACGTATATATCCTTTAGGGAATTCTTCCATATTTCCGAATATATGTGAAGTATTTAGTGCTTTGGTCCTAGTTGTTCTAGTTCAAACATGTGCAGTCTTATTGAGTTCATGCTTCTTGCGTTAACTGCTTGTAATCTTTGCCAATTAAACCTTTGTGCTATGATTGAGTCTCTTAGTAGGTCTGTCATTCTTACGCCGAAGTATACTCCCACCTTGTTCATTCTTTGGAAGTTTTCCTTCCCTACGGCAACTGGGACATCTCCTGTGCCTACGGTTGCGTTTCTTTCGGTGGTCATTCCTTCTGTGCTGTACCCGTATGTTTCCAGGGAGCCCATCATTGCATCGATGGCTAGTGCGACTAATGCTTTTTCGCTGACGTTATTTCTTTCTGCTGTTTTCTTTACCAGCTCCCAGACGCTTTTATCTACTGGGATGTTTGTTGACTTTGTTGTTTCCTGCTGTGGCTTGTGTTGGTTGTGCTTGTTCTTGTTCTTGTTGGCCATGTGTTCTACACTCCTTGCATGTCAGATGAACAACTTATCACGGCAGAAGACAGTGCGCCAGACTTGGCTTCTTACTATAAAGAGAGTGCACACTCAGCTCAGATACTACTCGAGGGCGCTGTATCTCAGGCTGCTGGTGACTATGAGTTATTGAACCGCAATCTCCGGGGCGTCAATGCATATATAAAGGCTCGGAGTTCTATTGGTGATTTGATGGAGCGCGCTGGTTCTGACGAGTCTGCGGTTTGGGATCCATTTTCAGATCAAGACCCACTCGAGTCCAAGCTTCAGGTTGTACAGGCTAAGGCTGAGTTTACTGCAGTTACGTCAACCGAATCCGCTGCTGTTGCTCTTTACCAGAGCGGTATGACCTACGCTGACATTTGCCACCATACGGGGATGAGCACTGGTAAGGTCAAGCAGCTGATAAAGAAGCATGGCGTCCAGCGAAAGAACAAGAAGTCGGTAAAGGTGTATAGTTGAGCGAGTCTCGAAAGTTCCGGGATTTTTGGGAACGGTGCAAGTACGACAGGCGATTCTATTTTCAGAACTGCCTTAGGATAAGGACCTTGGTTGGGGACAGCTATCGCTTGTCTCCGCTTCACTTAAACGCAGAGCAAGAAGAGCTTCTTTGTCTTATTGAAGACATGGAGTCCAGAAAGAAGCCGGTGCGTATTATAGACCTAAAGTCTCGCCAGGTTGGCGGAACGACTTTCTTTAAAGCGCTGGGGCATCATCATTGCCAGTTTAAAAAGCAGGCAAATGCAATGTGCATTGCTCACTTAAGTGACTCGACTAAAGAGATTTTTCATATTATAAAACGCTACCAAGAGAACCTGCCTGAAGCTATTCAGTTAGTTGCTCCGGCCAAGATGATAGGCAATTCAATTCGGTGGAAACATGGGGCAAGATACCAAATCCAAACACAAGGAAGCACTGACGCAGCACGCGGTTCCACGTGGGATTTTCTTCACTTATCTGAGGTGGCGCTCTGGCATAAGAGAAGAAGGACAACAACTGACGAAGATGCTCTCCAAGCTCAGCTCGCAGCAGTTGCTGACGTTCCTGGAACTTACGTCTTCATGGAATCGACTGCGAATGGTGCGTCAGGAGCTTTTTATAAAAGATTCTGGCAGGCATACAAAGACGAGCCAGGGAATATCTACAAGCACGTCTTCTTTGGATGGCAAGACCACGATAGATACAGACTCCCAGAAGACATAACCGACAGCGCTTTAGATAAGCGAATGCGCGAGGCACACGCCAAGGGCGACGAGATGTTGTTCTGGCGACTGGCTACAGAGCTTGGGTATGATGAGATATGGGCTAAACGGGCGATGGAGTTTCAGCTGCCTCCTCACCGGGTCAAGTGGGCGATACAGACACTAAGAACAAAGTTTAGTGGTGACATAACTCGGTTTGATACTGAATATCCGCTTTCTCCACAGGTGGCTTTTACTTCTAGTGCAAAGAGTCCGCTTGATCAAAGCAAGGTGCAGGAGCGCATTAGTGAGCTAAGCGAAAATCCTTCGGTACTAAGGTCGGGGGAATCTTTTGATTCTGAGTTTATACTCCACCCCGGAAGGGATGACTGGCAAATATACCAAGAGCCTGAGCCTCGGCATCAATATATCGTGTCCGTTGACACGGCACATGGAGTCGAGGACGGGGACTTTTCCTGCATACAGGTCCTCGACCGAATTGGTAGAGTGCAGGTTGCCGAATACTACTCACGCACCCCGCCAAACATTGTTGCCGAGCAGGCGAGACTGGTTGCGACTTTTTACAACAACGCTGTTCTCGTCCCAGAGGTTGATGGTCCGGGCATCGCTGTTATCAAAGAGCTTCTGGATTCAGGCTATGTAAACCTTTGGGTTCGTAGCATTACTGCAACAAACTGGACTCAGCGTTTTGGTTTTAGAACTCAAGCAAAAGATATGAGGGATGGCATCATTGCTGCCCTTGCAAAAGCTATCAGGCTTGGTACACACACATTCAATTCAACAAGGCTGTTGAATGAGTGCAAGGTCTTTATAGAGAACTCTAATGGCCGTTGCGAGTCGATGCCCGGTGAGCATGACGATGCTGTTATGGCTATAGCAATAGCCATATATGTTGACTCTACACTAGAAGATGCGGCAATATCGGAGCCAGTAAACAAAGAAGTTATTGCACGAGACAGTGTTGCGATATTTCTTGATGCGGACATTGAGAGGGGCGACCCTCATTTAGGGGTGTGGTGGAAATAGCACTAATTATAGCTCTTTTACCTTTCAGCGCGTTGTGTGTTACGTGCTGCATCCACGTGCACAAGAGAGAGCAAAGGCAGCACCGTCAATGGCTTTACGAGCAATCGCAAAATTACCAGTTTCAGTGGCAAGAGTTTGAAGCTGAGCACAGGAAAAACTTTGAATCTGACTACTGGAACACTTCTGTAAATTCCCCAGAGAGGCTAGATAATGGCAGGTAAGCTACCAGTTTATAAAGCGCCGGGTCCAAAAGGCAAGGCGGGTTCCCCTGGTGATCCAGGTTACCAAGGTAACGTTGCATCTCAACTGGGTTCAACCATTGGAACAATCGCTGGTCACGGCGCTGGCATTGCTGGAGCTACTGCTGGAGGAGCCTTGGCTGCAGGCGGGTGGGCAGCTGGTCCGGTAGGCGGCCTTATAGGTTTGGCCGTTGGCGCTGCAGTGGACTGGATGTTTGGCGGCGTGGGCAGCAAGCCAGCCCGGGCCCCGCAGGCACCCAAGCCTCGGCCAACCTTTGGTCAGGCCTCTCCATACAAAGCAGTTTCTACGAGCATGCGCGACCCGGGGTCTGGACCGGGCGTTAACATGCCGCAAAACATACGGCTTGCTGCAGCTGGCAATATAAAAAATAGACTATTCGGAGGACAATAGGATGGCTTCAATACTACCACCAGCTGGTGGATCTCCAATGGGCGCCGGGGGCCCTCCACCTGAAATGGGAGCGGGCATGCCAGGAAAAGGCGGGGGAGAAGGCCCCACTTTAGGCGATTTGCTTGGGATACTGATGCAGCTTCCGCCTCAAATAAAGAGTCTTATTGTTGACCAGTTGACAAAGGCTGAGTCAGAAGGGGCCATGCAGCCACCACCTGAAGGAGCGCCAGCAGAAGGGGGACCTGCCCCAGAAGGCGGTGCAGGGCTAAAAGAAGCTGCAGCAGCTCGAGCAATGGCAAAAATGAAACAAGGGGTTTAGTATGGCTCTTCCTAAGCTAGAGTTCTCAAAAGAGCAAATGAAGCCGAGTTACGAGGCACCTGGCTGGAGTCCAGCTCAGATTGACCCAAACATACTGCGACTTATTGCAGAGAGAAACAGGAAGCAGGGCCTTGCTTCTGCACCTTCAGCCCCATCCCAACAGGCCCCTATGCCGTCAGCTGGAGTTACTGCGCCGCAGGCTCCGCTTGACCCAAGGCTTCGGGCGGCGATGATGCTTCGGGAAAAACTTAGACAACGGTACCAAGGCCAGCAGGCCCCTGATTACCAGGGAGTTCAACCGCGTAACGTATGAGTTATTCAGGCCCAATAGCTGGCAAGTATTCTGAGTTAGATAAATCTAAGAAGGTTTACACGCCTACAGAAAAAGAGCGAGAGTCTGCTCAGTTTGTTCGCGACCAGTGGGAAACATCGGAAAGCGCTAAGCAGCTTGTAACAGAGAAAAGCTGGCTGGGCCTTGCTTTTTTTACGGGTCGGCAGTGGGCTCGGTTTAACCGCGTGACCAGGCTTCTTGTTGATGAAAACCCTCCTCCGTGGCGAGTAAGGATGGTTTTGAACTATATCCTTCCGACCGTAGAGACTTTGGCCGGTAAGCTGACAGAGAACCGCCCTGGCTTTATGTGCATGCCAGCGTCAACTGATGACGATGATATGGAAGCTGCCCGCCAGTGCGAACACATGCTTGACTATCTTTGGCAAGAGATGGGCATGCAAGTAAAGCTTCATGAGGCCGTCAAGTGGATGGCTGTTACGGGCACTGTGTTTTTTAAAGTATGGTGGGATGACTCTGCTGGCGATGACTATATTGATGAAGAGGTTGAGCCCACGCTTGAGTACATTAACGAGAAAGTTGGTGATCAGGCGGGTCCAACAGAGGCTAAGACCGGCCTTCCTGTTATTGATGTTCTTTCCCCCCTTGAGGTGGGCTGGGACCCTGGCGCAAAGGACATGGATACATGCCGCTGGATGATCCACGCCAACATGATGCATGTGGATGAGGTTCGAGAAAGGTGGCCAGACAAAGGAAAGCATGTCCACCCCGATGCAAGCTATGAAGTGGACCAGTACAGCCAGCAAGTGTTGCGTGAGTTTGCTCGTACAAATCAAACAGACGATCAAAATTTAGACAGGGTGCTGGTTCTTGAATACTTTGAAAGACCTAGCCCTCGTCACCCTGAAGGGTATTATTCCATTGTGGCCGGGAGCATTCTTCTGGAAGAGCAAGAGATTCTTCCTTACGGAAGACTTCCGTTTGTAGCTGCTCGGCACAACACAGTGCCGGGAAGGTTTGCTGGAGAAGGGGTAGTTAACTCCATTATTCCCGCACAGAAAGAGCTAAATAAATCGGTTAGCCAGCGCATTGAAAATAAGAACTTGCACGCTCAACCAAAATGGCGAGCAGAAAAAGGTTCGGTGGATAAGCAAACGTTCACCGATGAGCCGGGCGAGATTATTTTCTACAACAGAACTGCCGCTAGACCTCCTGAGCCACTTCCTCCACCCCCTCTTTCTCCTGAGCATAAGATGCTTGAGAAAGAGCAGATTGAGCACATTCAGGCAATTAGTGGGATTTCTGATGTTACGCGAGGCATGGCCCCGTCACAAACTTCAGGTCGCGCCATTGGTCTTCTGTCAGACTTAGACGCCACAAAGCTTGGTCCGACAGTTCGAGAGCTCGAGCTGGCTATTGAGCGTATGTGCGGAATGATGCTTTGGATGACCCGTGAATACCTTCCGGTTCCTCGGGCTCTTCAGATTATGGGGAGATCTGGTGCTGTTGAGGTTATTGAATTTTATGCAGAGCAGATAAAGAACACTAGGGTTCGTGTCCATGCGAACTCGATGCTTCCTAAGCACCCTAGTTACCGTAGAGAGCAGATTATGCAGATGTACCAAGTGGGCATTTTGGGTGATCCTGCAGATCCACAGACGCAGATAAAAGCGCGTCGAATGATGGAATTCGGTAATATGGATCCAGTGTATGGCGACGAAGATAAAGATCGAAATTACGCCAGGGAAGAAAACCATATGATGGCCAACGGAAAAGTGCAGGATGTTCAGCCGTGGGAAGACCACATTACTCACATTGATGAGTGCCTGAGCTACATGAAGTCAATAGACTTCAGACTTCTTCCTGAGGAGTATCAGAAGAATTTCGAGCGACACCTAGCTTGGCATTATCATGCAGAAAGCCAAAACCAACAAGGGCAACCTTGGTGGCAGATGCATATACAAGCGGGTGAACCTGGAATGCCGCCGGGTGGTCCGGTGGAGGGTGGTGGCCCCATGCCACCAACGGGTGGAGCTGATGCACCACCAGGTCCTCCTCAGGGCGGACCATCTCCCGGCTTAGCAGGAGGGGGAACGCCAGAGCTTAACCAAGCAATTGGAACTAGAGGCCCTGGCCGACCTGACTACGAAACTGGGTTTGAAGCTGCTTCACGGTAGCGACAGCCAGCGCGATAGCTGGTACGTGAGGTTTTATTATGACTGATGATTATGGCGATACGAGTGTAGACTCCACAGAGGATTCGCAGGCCTCTGGTTCTGAAGAAGAAGGCTACTCGCAAGAAACCGGCGATACAGGTTCTGAGTCTGATTCTGAGAGTCCTGTTCCCTATGGCAGGTTCAAAGAGAGCAGGGACCAGTTGAACGAAAGCAAACAGCGAGTAAATCAACTGGAACAACAAATGGCAACACTGCAATCGCAGTACCAAGAAACGGCCCAGTGGAATCGTTGGGCGTGGGAAGAAATGCAAAAAAAGGGGTCTGCAGCTGAAGCTGAAGAAGAAGATATTTACGCAGACCCTATGGAAAAAAGAGTAAGACAACTTGAAACGCAGCTAAAGCAGCAAGCAGAGTTTTATGATCACAGGTATCAAGAGATGCAAGTGGCTCAAGCAGAGCGTGAAATTCTGAGTGAGATAGAAGCTGCAAGGAAAGAGTTTCCAGAAATGAGGGACTCAGATGTTGTTAATGCTTTGATGCAAAACCCACGGGCGTCTGTAAGGACGTTAGCAAAGCGGTCCCACGAAACGGAGCTTGGTCGCTTTAACAAACGACTTAAGCGTCAGGGCTATAAGCCTAAGCCTAAAGCACTTCAAAAAGGTCGCGGCAAGGCTGCGATTAAGAAGGACTACGGGGACAGCTTAGAGGATGCTGAAGCAGCAGCAATTGCAGCGCTTGCCGGTGAGTAACTTTAATTACAAGGAAGCTGAACAATGGCATTAGAATCAGGTATTGGATCAAGTCCTAGAGCGGATTTTGATTTTGTACTTAAAAATTTCTATGAGGGGCCTGTTCGAGAACATCTCAACAATTCTGTCCCCATTCTCAAGTATGTTGAAAAATCTAAACGAAAGTGGAATGGTCGCCAGATTTTGTTCCCTGTGCATCTTCGTCGTAACCACGGCGTTGGCGCTCGTGGCGAAACTGGAACTATTCCAACTGCTGGCAAGCAGGCTTACGCAGAATGTCGTATTCGGTCCAAGTTTCTTTATGGCCGAATTGAGCTTACTGGTGTTGTAATTGCTGCATCAGAAGGCGACAAGGGCTCTTTCGCTTCTGCTCTTCGGACAGAGGTTGAGGGTATGCGACGTGACTTGCGGGTTGATTTCAACCGTCAGGTCTGGGGTAACCCAGTTGCTTCTGCTGGTGGCGTTAATGCTGGTAATGATACATTGTCAAACAACACAGGCGTGCTTGCTCAATTGAACGCAGAGCCTGGCATTTTAGCTGACGGCAATGAGGCAACATTTACGTTTAATAATCCAGGCACTCGATACCTTAAGCCGGGCATGTCTTTGGCTTTTGGTACTATGACTGGAACAAACCAGGGTACGGTTGGCACTGCAGCCGCTTCTCGTGTTTTGACTGTTTCGTCAGTTACAAGCACAACTCAGGCTGTTCTTAAGAATAACAGTGGTGGTAATATCGACCTTGCTAACGCTGATGTTTGTGTGCGTGGCGACGCAAGTGACAACTCTTTTAACAAGGAGATCACTGGTCTATCTTTCATGGTAGATAATGCTGATGACAACTTCCAGAACGTAGACACTGGCGATTTCCCTGAGTGGAAAGCTAACGTTTTGGATAACAGTGGAATCGACCGTCCACTAAGTCTTGAGCTAATGCAGCTTGCGATTGATAGTTCTGACGAAGTTGCAGGCGATGAGCCCAATCTTATTATGGGTCATCACTCTGTTCGACGTGAGTACATCAATCTTTTGACTTCTGATGTTCGCTATTCACCTGAGCAGCTCAAGGGCGGTTTCCAATCGCTTACATATGCTGGTGGAATGCGACCAATGCCTCTTGAGTTTGACAGAATGGCTCCATACAAGAAGCTGTTCTTTTTGAACACAAAAGACATTCGGATGTACACAATGAAGGACTGGCAGTGGGCTGACCGTGATGGTTCATCCTTCAGTCGGATTTCCAACCAAGATGCTTGGGAAGCCTTTATGTGCTGGTACGGTGACTTAGGTCTTGAGCGTCGTTTCTCGCAGACGGTTCTTACTGACCTTAGTGTTGATAACTTGATCTTCTAGGGATCGTGCAGAACCCTAGCCACTGGGGGGTTAATAGCCCCCTGGTGTTTTTACTTAGTATCCCCGCAACGGGGGGACAACTGTGGAGTGGTAAACTATGATTCGCGATAAGAATATTGAATACAAGTACTTACATGAGTTTTTGCCAATTACGGCATTCAACACATTTGAGGGAGCATCAGGGGCCTCTACCGATGCCACGTCAGGCACTGAGCTTGCCGAGTGGTCATCCCTTGGAGTTGTCGGCCTTGAGCAGCAATCCGTGGGAAATCAAGCTCGCTGCATGCTTCCAGTGCCCAGCTACTGGGACACCGCAAACGACATCTTTGTTCGTGTTATTTGGACCGATCCAAGTACAGAAACAAACACAGCAACCTACATTGTAACTTACAACGAGCTGTCCTTTGGTGCTGCACCGTCGCTTTCAAACACAGCACTGGATACACCTATCGAGGCCGATGCTCACTCTGGTGTAGCCAACACTTTGAACGCTACAAAGTGGGGCAAGATAAACGCGGATTCCATTAACGCAGACTACCTGATTGTAGACGTGGAGATGGACGCGCAGGGCGGCGGCCTGAACCCGTTGACCATGGGTATCGAGTGGGCTTACTTGCCCAAGTTCACGAATGGACCACAAGTAAATAACCAAGCAGACCCAACGGACGCATAGCAATGGTATTGAGCGAGAATCAGTGGCGCGACATAAAGCGCGTAAAGTGGAATACAAAAGAAAGCCGTCGTATTCGTGAAGCGACTCACGATGATCAGCTTATTGTTGGTTGGTGCGGAAAAAACAAACGCTGGATGATTGCTCGTATTGTTGATGCAACCGTAGAGGTTAAGTTCGGGGTGCAGACAATCCCTACAAGGGAGAAAGTACCTTACACTTGGAAGGTTTGGGAAGATGATAACGGGGCGCCCTTGGGTATAAAGGACCCCCGTTTGATTCCTTACATTAGGCGATGTGATTTGTGGCGAACGGGCGCGGCGAAATATCTAAAGCAGTATGATCATCTTGAGTGGCTGGCCGATGGACAAAGGCGAAGCGAAGAGGATGAGCAGCAATATTACGCCAAGCATGTAATATACCCCCGCGTAAAGAAGGCAGCAGATGCTTTGTGTGGGTACAATTACAATAAGAGTCATTCGCAGCGCTTCTTTTTTGGGAGTTAATCAATGGCATGGACAGGGCAAGTCAAGACACTTGATGACGCCAGAGAGTTTGCTAAGGCTCTTCTTGATGAAAAGGGAGATCTCTTCTGGACTCAAACAGAGCAGACAGCCCTGGCATCAGAAGCGAACCGGGTTGTTTTTCGTGAACTTGTAGCCACTAACCCAGAGTATTTTATTGATGATTCAACGGGGCCGTTTACATGGCCAAAAGACACGGAGTACGTGACCCTTAGTACTGCTAGTTTTTTGGGATCAAACGTAGTGCCGTATAAAATAATCCAGGTAGAAGATACAGAGACATCGGCATCTCCTGGGAAAAACAATATCCCAAGAAAGTGGCGAACAATGCGGTTTCAAGACAGGCGTATTGTAGATACTCGATATGGCTCTGTTTACGGAGATATCGGTCGAGCATATGTTGTAGTCAGGAATCGAATGTATGTATCTCCGGTGCCAGATAAAGAACTCAATGTGCACATATACTGGATACCGCACATACCAGACATTACTAACGACACTGATATTTTGCTTGTTACAAAACAAGCAGACATTAATGGCGCAGCAGAAGAGTTTGGTGACCTAGTCGGGGTTTATCTTGCAAAGCTAATGAACAGCAAGCAGCAGGGCCAAAACCCAATGATTGAACAATTGTGGATGGAAGGCTTAGCAAGAATGAACAACAACGCTCAGTTGCGAAATGTGGATGAGCCTATCAGCGTGAGGGTGACACGTGCCCCGTGGGAATAAGACAAATATAATTTCAGGCCCTTGGGCTGGCATGGAAGAGCGAGAGAACTACCAAACAGAAAACCACTGTCAGCTTGCGTTTAATGTAGATTTTAGCCGTGGGTACATCGAGGCAAGAGAAGGTCTTGATTATATGTATGGTGGGCTTGCTTCAAAGTCCAGACTCCATGTTCACAAACAGAACGGAAAGCCTAAGTACCTTTTGGCAATAGGCCCGTTTAACCAGATAGAAACGGCCAATATTGTATTTGCTGTATTAGATGCAAATAACCCAAAGACAGCTCTTGGCTCTGCTCAAGACGTAACTTCAGAGCTTGGTGAGCCTGCTGACGAAGACTTCCAGTGTTCTTTTGTTTCTGCCATCTTGACAAGAAAGGACAGTAACGGCCAAAAGACAGAGCCTCACCATGTTACTTTGGTCATGACTAAGCACAGAACGTATATCTATGACCCGGCAGAAGACGAACTAAACCTTCAAGCCGTCAATATGGATGACGATGCTATACGGCTTAACAGTATAAATTGGGGATATTGGAATATAATCCCTGGCGGGCACATAGCTACAGAGCACCAATCAAGAGTTTACTATGCTGGGTTTCCTGAGAACTATGAAATATCGCTCACAAGCCCGTTAGATGAACTTCAGTCATTGATCCCAAGCATGCTTATCAATGAAAAAGACAAAAGCAAAATGAGGCTAGGTCCTCAGTTTATTGCTTGGTCTGATGAGTTCGATCCTTTTGGCATTGCTTCGTATCACTTTATTGCCGTAGAAGAGCACGAAACAATCACTGCTCTTAAGAGCTTTCAGGAGCAGCTTGTTATATTTACCGATCGGTCGATTTATGTGAAGACTGGCGGTAGCGATGAAACGTTCCAGGTATTTAAAGTTGTTTCTGATGTAGGTTGTGTTGCATCTAATTCAATTGTCGAAGTGTCTGGCGTCCTTATGTTTATGGCGCGGGATGGTATATATGCCTTTACAGGCGCCGGTCAGCAGGGTGCAGTTCAAAAGATAAGCAAGCCAATTGATTCAATATTCAATGGCCGATCCGCCAACACCTATATTCCAGAGAAAGCTAGAACAACTCTTTACAATAGAGGTTGGCCCTTCACGGTAAAGGGCCGCAACATGGAGCTTTCTAACGCCGTTCACATTCAGAAAAAAAACCAAGTCTTATGGAGTATTGATTTAAAAGGTACGCAAGACGAGGGCTGGGAAATGGCAATAGTGTATGACTATGCTCACCAGGCTTGGAGCTTGTACGGCCATGGTGTAGAGGGTCGGTCGCCCTTTTTTGATGGCACAACTATTTCTTCGGGTGGAGAGGAAAGGGTTATCTTTAGCGCTGCAGATGGGAAGTTATATGAGCACACGGGTTCTTATGACGACAACACATCAGGGTCGGGCGTAAAGAAGAACATCCCAATGATCTACATTACAGGTAGATTGTTTAAATCAAATACAGGCGTTAATCTTTATCGGCCAATAAGGCTGAACATTCTTAGCTGGGGCGACTCAACGGAACTAACAAACCCCCCTTTCTGGATGGCTTACGGTGAAGAGGCTCATGCGGATTCCCAATACAAAAGCGCCGCCGGGTCAATAAAAGATTCTAATTCGGAAGATAGGCAATACACAGAAGGTTCAATCGCCCTTCATCCGGCAGAAGGGATGAGCTTTTTTTACGATGTAGGGACATACAAAGACTCTGAGTCTATTGGAACTGGCAACGGCGCCAACCTTAGTTTTAGCGCTACGGTCAATTTTAATTTTGATTTGCCTACGCCAGACCATTCTGCGCCATATTGGACAGATGTGGCGGGTGGGCACTTTCTTACGTTTACAATTGGCGGAACAACAAAAACGATTTACGACACGAACAACACAGACTTTAATGACGCTTCTGAAATTAGCAGCAGTTCTTGGAATAAAAGCACGGGAGCGGTAGCTGTTACGTTTGCATCTGGAAATGCGCCAGACAACGGGACAAGCGTTACATGGGGTGTTGACGGTACAAAATCTATGTCTTACCAGGATGTTGATTGGTTTACATCGAAAGTGGAGAACTCTTCTATTAGGTCGAGGTCTGTTCGGATGGCTTTGTTCTCAGGACACGGGTCTGCAACAGATGACATTCGGGGTCCTGAGGTTGTGCTGCAGAACATTGCGGTCGATGTGACCGTAGGAGATTCAAGGTAGTGTCAACAACGGGCCCAGTATATAGACGAGGAAACAAAAAGCCTCAGGTTATATGGAGTGCTGACCACAAGCTTAGAACTATGGGGCGTCAGATTGAGTCTTCTGCAGGAATTGACAGCGGGCTTGGTCCAATAGTTACTCCAATGATGTCTATACGAGAAGCTGTCGGCATGCTTGGGGGCGTGGGGGGCAGGCTTTTTTTCACTGAAGGGGTCTGGGTATTTGACGAAGCAATAACAATAGACATTCCAGACATTCATTTTTTAAGCACATCGCCAGGGAAGACAATCTTCAAAAGGCCGTCTACGTCTACATCGACTGCTTCTATTATAACTCTGTCTGGTGATGGAGCCATTCTTGATGGCATTCGATTTATAGATAAGGTTAGTGGTGCGTCTGCTGTTGTGAGCTGTACAAGCACAAGGCCAGCTATAAAGAACTGTGTTTTTGAAGATGTGCAAAAAGGCATTAATGTTTCTGGAACATGGGCTTCGATCAGGGATTGTTCATTCCTTACTTCACAGGGATATGCAATTGAGTTCTCTGGAACTGCAAGCAATGGCATTATTACTGGGAATCTTATTCAAGATACGGGCGGTTCAGTGTATCTTGGGGACGATGTTTCAGGAGTTTCTGTGGTAAATAATGTATTAGGC